CATCATCCATCTAATACTCCTCCCCTTTTTTCAGGTACAGCTATGAGTTCACAATAATGATTACGAGGTAATTTTTCTTCGCAAGCTCTTATCTTTCTATTTCCTGTTTCAATTCTCCATGCAGATAGCACTATCCAAAGGATAATTATAAAAGCCACTATCCATAAAATACCGTTGCTATTATCATTTCTCATCTAAGAATCCTCCTGTCTGATTAGTGGCTTCTTCGGCTGCTCGCGTTATTTAAACGTGCAAGCATAAAAACAACAGCTACAGCCTTCAGGGACTTCCGCCTCTTGCCCCATTTTTTATTATTATTTTTCTAATTGTTTTTTAGCTTGTTTGTAAGGCTTTAGAACCTGGTCCATTCTTTTTTCTACAAGACGTGCGTAGCCAGAAATATCGGTCCAGTGATCAACAACACACTCGTTTCCATTTATAACCCTAGCAATCTTATGTTGGATCATCTCCAGGGACTCTTTAACATCACTTGGCATTTCTGACCAACCCTTGTGAGACCTCATGCTCTTTTTAAGCTTTTGGCATAATGCTGCATGGTTTATGAATTCTCCATAGTCTTCACCTCTGGACTTCAACACATCATCTATGATTTTCACGAAATGCCCTCCTAAGCTTGTTTGCAAAACTCATTGCTTGTTTATAGTTATTGCTTCTATAGACAAGTTTTCCTTTATAAGTAACAGATATCATTTGCTTAGTACCTCGGTTGGACTGATTCCGCTACCTTGGGTGGCAGCGGAACAGTGTTGTGGTTTTAATCAAGTGGGCTATCATCAAGAGACTTATATCCCTTAATTTCGTTCTTAGCAGGCCATTGAGCAGTTTCAGCTTTAACTGTAACCTTGATAGCCATTGGGATGTTATGGAGATCCACAGTATCCTCAAGTTCTTCGTCTTCATTCAAACCAACAGCTTTGCAGATAGCTTTCAGATCGCCATTAGCAATCTTTACAGCAATCTCACTCTTGTTGACGATATTAAGATTAGCAAAAATCTGTCGTGACTTATGCTCACCATCTAAAACACGAAAGACAAAAGAGATATATTTTCCCTGCTTATCATTTGTATCTTTAAGTGCAGACTTAATAATTTCAGCTTCGTACCACCCTGCTGGGATTGGGTCAAAACTACTTGTTTCCGCTTCTGAGGGAACGAACACCTTTGGTAAAAGTACCATTATATTTTTCCTTATTTTAAGTTATTTAATTAAATTTCTAAGTTCGGTTTTTATTTCTTTTGCCTTATCGCCCCTCCAAAACTTGGCATTTGATAAAAAGTAACGGATGATATTCCTAGCTGACTCTGTGATATATACATCATCTGCCGAGTCCAGGGTTAGCATCACTTGCAAGTATGGAGCAGCGGAATAATGGATCTTTTTCCAATCATCCCTAATCTCCATAGCTATTTTTGATATTGATCTAGTCATTTTCCTGCCTTGTTCATGATTTTATTAATTATAGCTGTCATGTTTGGCTCTTCATTTGCTTCCAAGGCCCCAGATCTATCTTTGCAGAAGCGGAGTCTGTCAGGTCTAGTTTGTAGGAAAGGAACATTCTTGCGGTCTACCTGAAGGCAGAATAGCTCGTCCACCATGTATGGGATCTGAGCAGGTAATACTCGCCCAGGAACCAATAGGTCGTGGCTATTAACATTTCCTTCATCATCTGTTCTAACGATAAGTTTAGATGTGAAAATTGTGTTCTTGCCTTTGATGTCACGGAAACGTCTAAGCATCGGCATCATAGCATCAGCTAGGGCCATATAGACTTGACGGCCATCTTTAAACTGAGGTTTTAATTCCGCTACCAGTACCTCTGCAATTTCTGACAAAGAGTCCAGGCAGATAGTATCGTACTCATTACTATCCTTTAGAGCACGATACGCTTCATCAAGCTGCTTCAAAGTATTGATTTCTATAAAGTCACAATCAACGTCAGCTAATGATAGCAGACCAGACTCTGCGGAAATAATTATTGGTTTAGGAGCAGTGGCACACAATCTGGTCTTACCAGTTCCCGCTCCCCCGTATACTACACACTTGACACTATCAATAGATATGTCTGATGTATTTTGGATTTTAATTGCCATTGTTTATCATATCCTCAAATGTTGGTATTTCTGACCAGTGGGTTACATCATATATTTCATCTTCGGTATATTCACCATATTCCGTATGATCGTATATACGCTTAACCCACTGCCCCTCTGTATAAAACAGGTCAGCTTCTCTATAGGTGTTATCCACCCAAGCATCAACCCTGCTACCCTCATCAGGCAACCTGTCGTTGATGCTTATTAGTTTGTTGCTACCCATTGTGTTCAATTGCTCTTAATTCTTGGAGCTTTTCATCAAGATTTTTGATTTTTTGATAATAGTCGTCTGAGACCCTTTCCTTCTCTTTTTCTATCTTTTCAATAATGCCTGGAGTCAAATCAAAACCCCCTGGAATATCTACCGATACATCTGATGACTTGACTAAAACTTCATTATCGTAAATGCCGCTTTCTGATGTACATATTCGGTAATTTATTTCGCTATTCTCTTTATAATAATCAGACTCTACACCCTCGAAGTCAGCATCAAAGAATAGGTTTGGTCTTGCGTGGATATAAATTTTACCCAGTATGGTTTCGCTTTTAGTTTTCACGGTTTGTTATCCTTTTGCTTCTGTAATGGTGATAGTTGGCAAAGCGGGAGTGACAATAACGTGCTTGTCCAATGTCTCTCTTTCGCTCTCATCAAGCTTTTTGTAATTTGTGAGGGAAAGTGATGGCTTATATACAATGCAATCCTTTTCCGCTTCTGTGAGGCTCTCAATATCATCTTCCAAAGTTTTATCCAGACGGTGGTTCATTTTGAAAACACCTTTGATCATATTATTACCAGAAACACCATTGTATGTACCTACAATAGCGTTCGGAAAAATTTCTTCGATCAGTTCCAATCTCAGAGCATTTTCTTCTTTCTTATAATGAGCAAGTTTAGCTTTTGCCTCATTATATTTTTCTACAAGACTTTGTAAGCCCATAATTAAGTTTCCTTATTTCTTGTTTCTTTTGCATTTTGGGCATAGTATGCCCTTTCCTGACTCATTTGATGAGCCACATGGCATTGATACTGTTTTCATTTCAAAACCTTTGCTATAAGTGATAAACACTCTTTTGTTGCAATTCTTCTTTAACACAAGTCTATTTATCCTTTATTTCAATAGTTTTCTTAGTCGTTTCGTATCAACAAGCGAATAGTGACATAGTTTTTTGAATAACGCTAGTAATAATTTGGAATAATAAATCATTTTTTTATTACTTATAAACATAAGCATAATGGTTTTATGTATTCTATATATAGTGTATCATTATTGTCCATTTTTAATAAAGCTTTTAATAGGAGAGGCTAATGGGAATGAACCACAACATATCATACTTTATTGGTAACCAAATGAACGCTGCTCATGGGGATTTATTCTCATTCGACAGCTTCAAAGAGTTGGCAGATGAATTTCAAAAATGCTCAAGAGGAGTAAAACAATCAGCCTATTTTGTAAGAGGCAAACTAGAACCAATGCATCGCAAAGATGTTAACCTATCAAATAGCAACCTGCTAGTGATAGATGGGGATGAAGGATTAAGAGGCAAAAATGCACCTAACCCAGAAAAAGTCCACAAGGCCCTGATAGAACTAAACTTAAACCACTTCATATATACCACCCATAGCCACACCAAAGATAAAAACAAATTCCGCTGCATTGTCGAGTGTACCTCCTACAAGAAAAAGGATCTCAGACTCAACAACAGAATGCTGCTCAATAAACTTAAAGAGCATGATGTCGGTATCAAATTTGTTAAAGAAATGAACACCTGGTCCCAACCATGGTTCGTTCCTACCCGTGATAATCCAAAAGATGGCATGTTTGAAGCATACAGCTATACCGATGGTGAACAGTGGAGAATAGAGGAAGCATCAGAAGAAGACGGTACAATCATAAGGGATGAAGACGCAAGTGTTGAAACCCTAGAAGAAATGTACGAGAACATCAGAACAGGTAAAGAGTTTCACACCTCCCTCAGGACCATCAGCTATCAGTTGATTAAAGATGGTATGTCAACGGCACATGTTATCGCCCTACTACAATCTATCCTAAATGGTAGCAAAGAGGTTGGCTCAGAAAGATGGACAAAAAGATTCAGTGATGTTGAAAGAATCGTTACAGGAGCAGTTGAGAAAAATATAGATCCCTTTGAGATATGCGATATCGGTACGAGCAATGAACAAGGAGCGGAACTTGTGAAGAACTTGCCAAGACCTCCTGGACTACTTGGTCAATTGTGCGATGAAGCTTTCAAGTGCAGCAGATATCCAGATAGACAGATAGCCCTTGTTGCATCCCTCGGAGTGATAGCTGGGATTTGTGGTCGCAAGTTCAATGTGGATTTTGCAGATAAGAATGGTGAATCAGACCCCACTGCTCTCAATTTATACATGACCCTGGTTGGTGGAACAGGCAGCGGGAAGGACGGCATCAAGGCATTCATTGAGAAAATATTGTTTAACAGTGCAGGGATAACACCAGCAGCTAGCTTTATTGGCAGTGGTGAATTCACCAGTGTAAGAGCACTGGACCAACAAATGGTCGATGCAAGAAGCCAAGTTGTAATCGATGGGGAAGCAGGTATATCGATGAAAAATAGAACAGGTGATAAAGCTGGAGTTCAAAAAGCAATATTATCTCTCTATGGAAGAGGACACCATACTGGTTGGTCTGATCCAAAAACATACAGTAATGCTGATGAGACAGTTCCCGCTAGAAGAGCACTGGCCCTTACAAAAATCAGTGAAAGCACAGAGATCGAGCTTTTTTCTGCTTATCGTGATACCCACGCTTTTGAAAACGGATTGATACCAAGGAATTCTATTTTTAGAATTGTCACACCTAATACAGTCTATAACAGAGATATCCTAAAGACTTTAAGCCCCAATATCATAAAGAAGTTTAATTCTTTGATTAGAGTATGCAGCGCGGTCCAGGCAGCGGAAAACCCAAAAGCACATTTTATATATTGTGATGATGTCGATCTCGTTGAGGAACTTTACAAGTATGCTGATGAACTTAAAAGGGATAGTGTAAATAATGAGGTAACCAGAATAAAGCAAATCATGTCAACCAGGATGTTCGTTAAAGCATTAAGATATGCAGGGATAGCTGTTGTATTCAATAAAGAAAAAGCAACTGGTGATTGTCTGGTAATAAGCTGGGAAGAATGGGAGTGGGCTAGAAAAATGGTAGAATATGAACTGTCCACAGTAGAAAATTGCTTTGCAGGATATGAGGACAATGCCGACGGCGCAGTGATTAAAGTCGCATCATGTTTGAGTATGTTAATTAAAAACACACATCCAAGTAAAGAGGCGCAAAGATTAACAGAAGCTCATAGAAAAAGTAATACAGTTCCGCTTTCTGTTGTTCAAAGATTATTGAGGCGGGATTCTGAAATAAAAGCACTGGCTGCTGATCCAACTAGAACTAGTCAAATACAAGATGGTGTTTTGAAATGTTTAGAGTATATGCAAAAAATAGGTACAGTTTCACTCTTTGAAAAAGGTGGTGTTAAAATGGTAAAGGTCCAACCAGTGTTTAATGATTTATATGATAAGGAAGGTAAAGTATGAAACCTAAAAAAATATCAAGTGTTAAAAAAATAAGTAGCGATCATGATAACAGAGATATTGTTATCAAAAATCAAAAGCATCAAATAAGGTCCCTGAGAAAGAAGATCCAATCTCTTGAGTCTAAAATGATAGCTCTGGGGTATTGATATGAACTATGAAATATTTTTACCATTTCCGCCCACTGTAAATCATTACTATGTAAAATCCAGGCGTGGAATATACATTAGTAAAAAGGGTAGGCAGTTTAGGGAAAAAGTAGCCGATAGCATCAACGAGCAACTCCCTGGAGTAGTGATAGGTGATGATGATAGGCTAAAGGTATCCGTAACGCTTCATCCAATGGATAAAAGAAAAAGGGATGTAGATAACTATAATAAGGCCCTACTTGACGCAATAACCCATGCTGGGCTTTGGGGTGATGATAGCCAAGTAGATCAGCTTTTTAATTATAGAGGGGAAATTGTAAAGGGTGGTATGTGTGTTGTTAAAATCGAGCCAGCGGAAGAAATAAAAAGTAAGTTTGGATAAAACCAAATTTTTATACAGTTCTACATAAAATTTTCTGTAAAATCGATTTCAGTAGGGACCAGGTTCAAAATAGGGACGTTCCTGGACCTTTTTCTCCCATAAAAAAAGGATGATTTTTGATTTTAGATTATCAAATTATCATCCTTTTTATTTTTCAGTTTGTTCTAGTGGTCAAAATTTTAATATTATCAATTACAATCCTCTTTCCGCCTCTTCTGTTTCCTCTATTTCTATTACCTCTATTATTTCACTTGTTGGATAACTTCCATAGTCAACAGATAATAATCCGCTTTCAATATCATCTGTTAAACTGTCTTCATCATTTGCAAATACTTCTATTTCCGCTCGTTCGGTTGTTATTCTTTGTACTGTTACCCAATAGCTTTTCTTTTTGATTGTCATGATATATAAACCCCTTAAATAATGTTAAAAGTTAATAATAGGCCATGGATTATCCCTATAGGATAAAACACAATATCTATAAACATCAAAAAATAGTTTCCTGTTATATATGCATAATGTACAGATACAAAGAAAAAGTATATTAGTATTAAATGAAACATGATTTTGTTACCTTATATAATTGTTTAATTGTTTAATTGATTATTCACAAAGAGCACTATATTTATTAATACAATGCTCTTTAAATATAACCCTTTGTTAATGATTGTTTAATGCTTTGAAAACAAGTAACGATTTCATTATTTCCTTTTTCTTTTCCGATCTAATAACGACCTCAGAATCCGGAAGACTTATATTATTTTCATCAATACCCCTTACAATCAATAAAAATCTATCGTCACAATAATCCTCTCTATTACTTCTCTTTTTAGCTTCAACAAATAGAACATATTCTACTTTGTCAGTTTTGCGAATAACAAAGGAAGGACAGATATCATTTTTATATGAGACATCCTCAAAATTGTTGAAAAATCCATTGGGGAAATCAGGCATATAAACAGATTGTTTGAACACTCCCGCATAGGGTGGGTGGGAATAATCATCTTCTTTTATATCGTTTTGAAAAACACACTTGTTATAGCTATCATGGATAAAGATGTTATATATAGGATAAACTTTTACCCCATCATAGCTGTAGATTGGTCTCTCTATCTTTCTTTTAACATAACCTAAACAGCTTTCGATTGTTCCCCTAGTAACTGTTTTTGTGTCATATGTATCAAGTTTTACACTGTACCTGATTGATACACTATATATATTATCTTGGTTAATATTCATTTTTTTTAATCCTTTTTAAGTTTAGTTTAATGCTTGTGATATGAAACGTTAGAAATATTTGTATTATAACAAGCCGAACAATCAAGGCATGATCCACCTTGATTTGGTGCAGGACAAACAAAACCATGTGCTGAGCTATCTTTGTGAACGGTACTTGTTAAAATGTCTTTGTTTGTTTTTGGTGGTAAACTATCAATCATTGCACCGGATAACCTCACACAAAGATTTGAGGGAAGCGGATTTTTATAGCTGTTAATAATCTTTTTCTCTTTGGTTGGCAACCAAAATTTAATATTAGGTAATTGAATAGCTATATTAATAATAGCTTTATAATGGGATAAATTTTGCAAGTCTCCCGAATCATGCCATCTATGAAAGCCTAGTTTAGATCTCTTTTCAATCAGGAAAACCATTGAGCTAGTCCATGATTTTAAATCATCTGTTTTTGTTCCATTGATGATTGCTAGTGTATTATTTTTCCTTCCTTGTTTAACGCTAGGATAGATACCTGTCCCTCTTTTTGCATAGCATTGATTGCATACACTGCCTTTTATTTTAGATAACTTTATTCCCGTTTTACAGGACCATGGATCAAGACCAAAACTAGATCCCAACATCTTTGAGTTACTATTGGATATATCGCCACTAGTTTGTAATTTTGCTAATTTGATTGTTAACTTTTGAGTATTCATTATTTTTTGTTCCTTTGTTTCGTTTCGTTTCGTTTATCGCGCTAATTAATGCGACTAATGATATTGATACAATCAATATAATAAGTGTGTTTAATAGCATTTTATTTGTCCCAATCATTAGAGAATGGAACGATCAAGAAAAATAATATAATAGAGATTAATAGATACATTTTTTTATCCTTTTAATAGTTAAATGATGGAATGTAATTTTTTACTAAATCACAAGCTTTTTGATGTTGAAATGAACTATCAACTATATCAATCAATCTTAATAATGTTATGTATTGATCACTATATTCTGCACTGTTCCAGATCCATGTCATAACTGATTGTTCTTGATTATCTTGATTACTAAACATTTTCACTAGTTTAATAGCTATTCTTTCAACTTTTTTTATTTCCGCTTTGAATTCAGATAGTCTGATATTAACTAAGCTTGTTACTTTCTTTATTAACATGATGTTTAGATGTGAGTTATTTGGGTTTATTTCAAAGTCTTCTATTGATGCAAATAAATAGCATGAGGGCAATATTTCTGGGTTATCAATATCATTTGATTGGTTTGTTAATAAGTCGTCTATAAAGTCACTATATGTCTTACTGTTGGTCATATTCTTGGTTGACTCTAATAAATCCCAAGTAATCGCACTGTTAAGACATCCAAAGGTATGACTTGCATTATCTATCGCCCTTTGATTGAAGCCTAATATATTAGTTGAATTATTCATAATTTCCGCCTTGTTTTGTTTGTTTGTGTGTTAACGTTTGTGTGTGTGCGAGCATAGCACATTTTAACTATAATTAATATAGGTAATATTAAAATACTGTATTTATATATTGCTCTGTTTTGTTGATTATTTGAGGTTAGTATATTGCAAGTAGAATCCCGCTTTCCTCCCTGCAATTCCCCATGATTCCCCCCCT